CTTGTTTTAAATTACCTCCTAAAGGCAGTCTTAAAACTAAATTACTAAAAGAAGAAGATATACTATTTCCACTATACATAGATGGAACTAATGCATGTTTTGTAAGTGTTTCATGTGTTAATAATTCACCAAAATGGTATCTTATTTCTTGAATAGAACCTTCATAACCTAAATCTTCTACACTATCACTTAGTGCAGAAAATTCGGGAATACCTCCTATAAAACAATTAGCTGCACCTGCTAATATAACAGAACTAGTCATATGGTGTGATGCTATTGTTCCTTCTACATTATTACTGTCTTTTTGGAAGTTTAAACCCCATGCTAAACCATTTTCACCTCCTGAAAATAAAGAATGTGTAACATAATAATTAACTGTTTTTAAGTGATTAGCTTGATAAGCACCAAATTGAACTTGAAAATGATCATTTAAAGGAGTAGTATCCGAATCAGATACATCTACTCCTATATGAATATTCCAAAAATCACCATTATATATGGGAAAATACTCCGTACTTGCTTGGGTTTCTACATCATCTCCTCTTGTAAGAGTTAATCTTCCATATTGAGTTTTATCTCCAAATTCTCTAATATCAGTATTCCCAGTATAAGGTTCTAATTTAAGAGCTTGAAAATAAGCTGCATCAGCTACAGTGTTACCTAGTGCAAATAATTGATAGGTTGCGTTTGTTCTAGTAGGTTTAATTCTAAATTCAACTGTTTTAGCTGATGAAGATAAAGCATCTGTTAAAGAAGAAGACCAATCAGTTTTTATAAAAAAACCACTAGTACCAGAATTACCATTTAAAGCAAAACTAAATTTATCATGTGTAAAAGTTTTAAAAGTAGTACTATCAGTAGTGGAACCACCAAATTCTTTTATATTTAAAATTGTAGATGGAATACCATAACTTGTAATTAGGGCTCTAATTCCTCTTTCGGTACCTTTAGTTTTTAAAAGATAAGGTAAATTATGATAAATTCTTTTCCATTTTTCTTTTGTTATATCTGCTTTAGGTAATGAACCATCATTAGAAGAGGAAACTAATGTTATGCCCGAACCTGTTTGGTGGAATATATCCCCATCTTTATTAATACCTGTTAGATATTCAAATAAATTTTCATTTTCAAACTCATCAAATACTTGTATACCTAATCCTTTTAATGCATTGTAAACTAAATCTTTATCAATACCTCGTTTTAAATTATTTTCGGCTCTTTTATTTTCAGTTAATGATTTAATATATAACCAAGATTGATCAAAATGTTGTCCCACCATGTCAACAAATAATTTATATTGGTCATTATTAGAATCATTTTTAATATATTCGGGAATTAACTTATTTAAATTATATACATTTTGATCATCAAACTGTGATGCTGAATATATTTGCCCACCATAATAAGAACTAGCACCTTCATTACTCCCAAACCATGTTAATGCAGTAGAGGTACTTATAGCCGATTGAATATAAGGTTTAGTAGAATTGGTTTTAGGCCAAGAATAGGTACCCGATTCAAAATATAAAAAACGTTCATATCCATCAAACCCCCCAATAACTTTTTTCTTTTTAATTTCAATAATATTTTTACTATCTAAAACTGTAATTGAAGATGAAGCATTACCTGTTATAGTATTAATATTTGCTATTTGACCATCATATAATTCTAAAAGTTTTATTTTATATTTAAAATTATTTAGCCTTTCAACTGCCGAACTAAAATGAGTAAAATTTTCAAAATGATATCCCGAATCTGTTATTAAATTATCATAATCTACATTAGGTTCAAAACTACTACTTAAAGCATTAGAAATGTTTTGATAACTAGATGTTACACTTCTATTCAATAATTCATCATATGTTTTAAATTCGGAAGGAATAGAACTATTTAATCTAGTATCTATTTTAAAATTAGGACCAGCTATAGGAATTATTTCATCTTCTACAATAGGGGATTCTAAATTTATGTTAATTATAGCTGGTTCAATTAAATCTTCTACTATTCTAAGTGTAAAAGTATTTGCTATAGTTAAAGGAAGAGGTTCTAATAATTTTACTAAAATTGAAAAATTATCTTGAGATTTATCTAGTGATATATTAACTGCTGGTATATTAACACCATTACCAAAATTTAAAGTAAAATCTTTAAAAGTACTAGAGGTACTTAATTCATTTTCAAAAATTTTATAACGCTGTTCTAAAACTTCATTACTAAAATCATTATTATCAATTCTAATTTCTGTTCTTGAATTAGAAATTTCTTTAATAAAAAATATTTTTTTAAAAGTATTAGATATTTTTTTTCTTTGAAATCTATATTCTAATGTAAATTCACCATTATTAAAGTTTAAATCTTTTAAATTTTGAGTAGGATCTACTACTACTTCATTTGATAAACCCTCTATAGTTTTTCCTTCTTCAGTAAATGTATAATTTTTAAAATCTCGTATATGGGCAATTAATGTATTAGTATTATCATATACATTAAGTTCTATATAATCTTCGGGTAATCCAAATGTATTAAATGAATTTATTATTTTACCTTGTGTATTAGGGATGTTATCAATACTAGCCATTTAACTTACATCTTTCATTTCATAATCTATTCTAACTTCTTCCAATACTTCTGGATCAGCAGTTGAAACCATAGTTTTTAAACCACTATCAAATTGGTGTACAAATTCTTTTTTAGTAAGACTTTTTTCTACAAAACCAAATACTTGTATTCTATAGGTAGTTCCAGGACCCTGAGTAATAAATTCATGTGTACTATTTCTAAAATCATTATAACTACCTTTTTTAACTTCATCATTACCCTCAAAATCAGTAAATGTAATTTTATAATTTTTATCCTTCCTACTATTTCCTTTTCCTAACTTACTACCACCATTTAGTCTTAATCTTAATTTAATTGTTTTTTGTTCTGTCCCCGGTATTAATGGGTTACCTTCTTCATCAACTAATTCTGCATCTAATAATTGGCTTTCTAAATTTCTAATTCTTTCTTCTAATTGAGCTATAGTTAAATCTCTTGGATCTTGATAATTACCATAATATTCTAAACTTTGATCAATTATGGTTTTATGAGAAAGAGTACCATTTCTAGGTATATTATAAAATAATTGATTATAATAATCAAAAAATTGATCTATTGATACTAATTCCTGTTTAGGAACTAATTCACTAAAAACTCTATTAATAGATTTTTCGGCAATTTCATTATTAATAGTAGATTTATTTATTTTAATTATTTGATCTGCCATTATCTAACTATTTTAAAATGATAATTATTATCAAAAATTTCTACACCATCATTATTTATATGTTTTAATAATATTCTATAATATCTTTCTGGTTGTAATCCATTCATAAATAATTTAAAATACATTCCATTTTCATCAGCACTTAATTTAGTAAAATTATCATCAAATGGAATTATTACTTCTTCTGTATGAGCATCTCTTATACTATAAAATGAAGATGTTGTAAAATAACCTACATTTAAATAGTTGGAAGAAGTTACAAATGTTCTATTTGGGTATTTATCTCTTACATTAACTCTAAAAAATGCTTCCTCATTTATATTATATTCTTCTTTATTTCTATATAAAGAAACATTTAATTCCCCAGAAGTTTTCCCACTACTAGTATATGCACTTAAAAAGGATGAATCATCCCATTTAAACGTTAATTTAGGTGGAAATATTGTATGAGTATCTACAGAAAAATATTTTAATTCTCCTTTACTACTTGAAGTAGTAGTTTCAATAGTATCATCATATTTTATTAAAAAACCATTATTAGGAATACCATTAGGATAAGTTTGAGAAGCAAAAATACTGGAACTAAATTTTTGTATTATAGATGTTACATTTAAATTTAAATCTAAAATATTAACATTATTAAATTGTTGTGAACTTGAAAAAGCACTACCTGTATACCACACACCACCCCCTTGAGTAAGACCTACTGTATTAAGTATAGAACCTGTTGTTCCCTCAACAAAACTTGAGGTTAACCATTTTGTTTTTGTAGTTGAATTATCTCTAAATAACCAAGAACACCCATTTGATGATGTAGGTAAGTTAGAAAACCTTCCGGTACCTTCATCCCATGATTGTGATAATGCAAATACTTCAATATTTTGACTTTTAGCTAAATTTCTATGCTCTGTAGAAAATAATTGTAAACTTGCTGAAAAACCCCCCGTAATTTTATTAGATATTATATCATTTATTTCTGAGTTTTTGAATTGTATTAGAATTCTAGATGGATAATAAATATTATTATTACTACCTTTTTCTTTTACAAGTTCTAAAATTTCATCATTACCTGTATTTAAAGTATCTCTATCGGGATTACTATAAATAGTAGCATCTTTTTCGGGGAATATTGAATAGTAAGCCATATTATGTTATAATTTGTCCCTTAATATCTGTATTAGGGTATTTTACTTCAAAAATACATGGGTCTAAAGATGGATAAATTATATCATCTATAGTTGCAGATTGAATATCATATTTATATTTAGAATAACCTAAAGATTCACCTGATTTATTATTATAAAGTATTTCTTGTACTGATTGCACTCCTGTTATATTAACTAGAGTATTAATTACTTCAGATTTTATAATAGGTTGTCCTATTTGCCATTGGTCTATATCAAAATATCTTTGAATTGCCTGTATACTATCTAAAAGAATTTCTTGGTTATTAAATCCCGGAGATACCCTTATTTTAAAATCAATACTAATATTAACTACAAATGCATTTTTAATATTTATAGCATCCGTTAACATTCTATATTGTTCTAAGTAAGTAGATAAATTTGTTTTAGTAGCCGTAGATAAATCTATAAGATTTTTATTATTATCATATCCTAAAGTATATAAATTTAATGCTGAAGGGTTAGCTATTCTTGTGTTGTTTTCAGTAGTTAAAGGACTAAGTTGATCATCTTGTTCTATATAAGTTTTAGCTATATTTCCAAATCTGGAAGGCATAGATAATGCTCTTAAAAGATAGTCATTTTTAGTTACTGTTCTTTTTTGTGCAGCAAAATTAGCCATAGTATTAAAACGAATTTCTTCTACACTTTCAGCATCTCCACCTCCAGTTGAAGCTTGAGGATTATTTGAAGCTATACTTGCTATTACAAAACTTCTTGTATTAGAGTTTAAATTAGGTTTAGTAGTAGTAAAAATAGTTTCTGGTCTTGTAATGGTATTTGAAGAAACATTAGAGGTAACACCACCCCCAACTAAATAAGTAACTGTTAAAATAGTGTTTGAAGGAGCCTTACCATAAGTTCCCGTAAATAAAAAATTTGATGGATCATATGCTCTATTTAAATCACTTCTTCCATCATTAATTCCCAAACCTATATTATTAGGATTTGGAATTATAGATTCATCATCCACACTTAAAGTACCTGCACCAAATTGGATTTCTAAATTATTATTAGATGTAAATCTAGATATAAACCTTCTCGGTACTTTTTTTACTCTCATTAAATAGGGAGCTGATTGTTTATCAGTATATAAAACGGAATCATTAGCTTGAGTATTAATTTGTTCATCAAATATAGTATCTTGTGCTAAATAATCTACTTCAGAATATTCATTACCATCACTATCCACAATTTTTTCAATATTAATTATATTATTATCTTGTAAATTTAATTTTAAAAACTTTTCAATAGTACCTACAGTAAATGTAGTAGTTTTTCTAACGGCCGAAATAACTTTAGTAGTTTTTTTAAGTAAATAATATTGTGGATTTCCACTACCATCTATTTGGTAAACACTTATATCTGTAGGACTTGCAGAACCCGAAATACCAAAATCTATTAATTGTTCAGTAATAAAATTAATACCTCCCTGAGTAGAACTAAAAGAAGAACCTTCACCCATAGTTAAAGTAAAACTATAATCAGGACTATAATTATCAGATGAATCTTTAGCAGGAATTAATTGAAATATTTCTAAATTTGTACTAGAAGCTTTTGTAACTTTGGGTCTATATCCTAAAGAATAAGCTAAATTAAATAAATTTTTCTTTTCTTGTGATAATAATAAGAATGTTTCTTGTAGTTGTGTATCTGTGTAATAAGAAAGGACATCTCCTACATAAGCTGCCATTTCTAAAAACATCATACCTGGGGATCCATCAGAAAAATCATTAAAAGTTTCTGGATAATACGTTTGAGCATATTCGATTAATTGATTTTTTAATGTATTAAAATCCTTATTAAGATATTTAATATCTCTTTGTGGTGTATTACTTATATTAGAATATGCCATTATATATTATTTATTTTTGTTCATATGGTGCAGGACCTCTTTCATTTATACTTCCAATTGCAATTTGAATAGCATCTTGTCTACCATTTAATCTTGAAATATATTCTATTGTAACCCTAATAGTATTTGTATTAATATCTTGGTCTATAATAATATCTTGGATAGTAATTTGATTTAATCTTGCATCCTGAGATACTGCTTGTTGAATTTTTTCTTGTAAATCTTTTTTACTTATATTTTGTTCAAATAATAAACTATTTAATCCAACACCAAAAAATGGTTTATAAACTCTTTCTCCTGGTTCTGTAAGGACTAAATTAATCAAATTTGATTTAGTTTGATCCTTAGTAGTATAATTAGTATTAAAAACACCAGGACCATTAAAAGGTAAGGCTACTCCCACTCCAACTGATGGAGTTAAATCTAATGGATTTATTTGTTGTTGTACCTGTGCCATTATGGTCTATTATTTTTTTTCTTATCTATGGCACGCATTAGTTCTCTATAATCTCTATTTACAACATTAGAAATTTCAGGAGTCATTGGGGCCTCAGGCGCTACCATTGTAGATTCAAGATTTGTATTACCTTGTGCAGTTTCATTAAGTAAACTGTTTAAAGTACTATTAGCTACAAAATTTTGTGAAATAGGTTTACCCATGATTTTTTCTTTTAAAGAAGATTGTACATTTTTAGGTATTGATCTACGTTCAGTTGGTTGTTCTGTAATTGTAGGTTTTAATTCATTACGTAAATCTTCTTTAAGTGATCTAATTTCACGTTGTAAAGCATAATCTATTTCTTCTCTTACAACTTTTCTAATTAATTTTTCAAAAGCATTTGCCTTCATAATAATAATATTTGTTAATAAATATCAGTATAGGGTCCTTTTCTATATCTTCTAAAGAATTTTGGTGGAACATTACTAATTCCATTAGTAACTCCAGATGGTAATTCTTCATCAGATAAATTAATATTACCCTCACTGTTTAAATAGGTTTCTAAATCTGGATATTGATCAAATAATTCTTCTACATCACTTATACCACCATTTATTTCTTCATACCCCTCTAATAATGGTGATAATAAATTAATAAATAAATTATCTAATAATTTTAATAAAGACTGTATTAATTCTATTAGGTTTTCAATTTGTTGTATGGCATTAGGTATTATGTTTCTTGCTTTATCTACACTTTTATTTATAGTGTCAACTATAGAAGGAGCTATTAAAAGTAATTGAATTAAAATTTTAATAAATCCCGTAGCTTTACGTTTGAATTCAGATCCTCTTATACCTACTGGTGTAGCTCCAGGTGTAGCTGATGCTGCTATAGTTGCATTAGCCGCTATTAGGGCCGTTTGTAATAATGGAATAAATGGTCTAATAGTATCTGTAATTTTATTAACTCTATTTATTTGATTATCTACTTGAGATAGTTTATCTTCTAATTTTTCTAATTTTTTTCTGGAATTTTCTAATCTATCTTGTAGAGTCTCTAATTTATTTTTAGTATTATCGTAATATTTTTTAGCTTGAATTGGATCTTTTTCTGCTTCTACTTTAAATTTAGCCGTTATTTGATCTGGGGTAGGTAATTGTTTTAAAACATCAGTTTTAATAGTTTTAGTACCTTCTTGTTTAATACCTTTAGAAATATCTCCTACTAATCCACCACATTTATCAACTATATTTTTAAATATTCCTGATGCCATTATACTAATTTAATTCTATCACTCATTATATTTTTTATATCACTTCTTAAATCATCTAATTGATCAATTCTTCTTTTAAGGAACTTTTCATTATCTACATTTGGACCTGTGGGTTTTCCCACATCCTGAACAGTATAACTTACTTTATACTTAATATCATTTATTAATCCCTCAATTGAATCTATTAATTCATTTAACCATTCTTCAGTTTTATTACCTAATAAAGCAGGTTCATTAGCATAAGTATTATCATATTTTAATCCCAAGTAAATTTTAGGGGCATTAACAATAAATTTATTAGTACCATTATTTAATGTATCAAAATGAAAACTTCCATTTGTACTAAACCCTATTACTTTATCAGAAAAAAGTAAAATTGAATCATCTTTAGCATTAAAAACTAAGCGATCAGAATTAATTATTACTTGTTTTCCTATATAATTATTAGGTGATTCGGGTGTATAACTCATATTATGTAAATAAAGGTTCTGAAGTATCAGGTTCAGGAGTAGTAATTAATCTTTCTTCGGGAGAAATATAAGGTACTTCACCTTTACCATATGATTGTAAATTTTTAGATGCTACTTCAAAATTACTAATATTTTGGTTTGATGTCAAATATATAGAAGAATCATCATTATTAATATCCTCTATATTAGGTATAAAAGTAGTATCATTAGAATTATTAAATTGGCCATTTCTTATGATAATAATAGGATCACTATTTTCTCCATTTTCTGACCATGGATTTAATGTTTTGGATGTACTACCTAATCTTATAGAATTACCTAATCTACCTTCTAATATATTATCTCCCTCAAAAGGTCTTAAAGGTTTAATAAAATCTTTTTCTTGAAAAAAATTTCCTAACGGGATATTTATATTATCATCTTGTGAATTTTTTATTAATCCATCTTGAGTATTATTATATCCCTGATTAGAATTTTGATAATAATCAGTAAGAGGCATTGCATTATGGTGAGGATTATTCCAAATATTTATATTAGGAAGATAGTACTTAATTTTTTTATCTGTACCATCATCTAAATTTATATCAACATTCAATAATAAAACTATTTCATTTATTAGAGGAAAATATTTTTGGAAAGAAAATAATGGTTTAGCTGTAGGTAATAATTCTGGTTTGTCTATTCCTTTATCTACACTTATATCACCATAAAATATAGTCCCTATAGAATCAACACCACCAAAAACACCCGATCTGGGGTGGGTAATATCTAAAATAATATCAACTACCCTAACACTAGTAAATCCTCCATTAGAAGAACCACCACCACCAGAAGTAATTCCATATTTAAGGAGTTTTGACATCTTTTTTTATTATTTCTTTTTCGGAAATTTCTTCTACTATTCCTTGAAGTTGATTTAATTCTTCCTCTGTTAATATATCACTATTTCCACCAGAAGAATTTCCTGTAGATAAACGTTGTATTATAGCAGCCATTTTTAATAAATGGTCATCATTTTTTACACTAACTTCCATATATTCCTTAATAAGTGGAACAACAACTGTAGCGTCTCCTAAATTTTGAATAAGAGGCCTTAACTCGGCTATGAGTTGGCCTATTTGTTTACTTTTCTTTTTTTG